GCATTTCTGTAAACAAATGTTAACAGGTGATAGTACAGATACTATACAAGGCTTGCCCAATTTCACTCCTGAGTTCTGTAAGAAGTATGGATTTAGGAAGACAAGGGGCATAGGGGAGGCTACGGCGCTTAAACTACTAGATATGGCTTCTGATATCCCTGAGCTGTTTAAGCTCACTACAGACGCTTACAGAGACTATTACACAGATGAAGAGTTTGATTTCAAGAGCTTCAGGGGTGAACTGTCTAAGCGTACATGGGTGGATATGCTTGATGAGAATATACAACTGTTGTGGATGAGGCGAGATGTAGGCGAGCCTTATGATACAAGAGGGGTGTTGAAGAGAATGGGAGTGAAGGTGTGAGTAGTTTTTTCATAGTAGATGTGTTGAGACAATTTTCAGATGATTGTGGGCTTTTAAGTTGGGACGATAATCTAAACTTCTATGTAAATTGTAATGATCTTTTTATGTGGGCCTGTGCAGACTTAGAGCCTGTAAAGGATGATAAGGATTTGGAGCTTTTAGCTAAGTGCAAGGATGATTGCTGGGATTACTTTAACCTTCTTTATTGTTGTAGGAAGCGAGGGTATCGTCCACAAAAACCTTACTATGAATATATCTGTGAAGAGTATCACCACCTTTTCGATCAGTGTGGGCCAGAGGTGGGGCATGAGTGAGCATCCAGCTGTATTAGCTGAGAGGGTGAAGGCTTCGCCCTCTTCATACACAGAGCTTGAATACACCTTAGCGCGTAACTATTTAAACGCGCTGGACATGCTCAACCTTGAGACAAGCTTCTTAGTAGCTTCCCTAGAAGAGCATAATAAGAAGTACGGGAGGCAGGATGAATGAGCTAAAAAGCCTGATGCTTAGAAAAGAGTGGCTACAGTTTGAGATAGAAGTGAGGACGGGTGTGAATGTGGGTGTGGTGGATAACCCATATCGCGGTAAATATATTAAAATAGACGGTGTAGATATCATCCTAGAAGCATTTTATGATGGTAAAATTTTTACTAAATTAGGGGCGTAAATGAGTAATTACAAGATAAATTATAATAGTGATTTTTGTGAAGGTGAAAATGAAGTGGTGAAGGGTGTTGGTGACATTATTGAGGGGGATGTGTGTCTTAAATTTTACGATGAGAAGAGTGAGCTTATTCATCTAACACTATTGAAAAACATTAGAAGCGTGGAGATGTTGAATGAGTCATAGCAAAGAAGTGGTAGAGCGAATAATAGAGCTAAAACAGCAAGGGCTATCACATAGAGCCATAGCTGTTGAAGTGTTTGGGGAGAAGCGCAAGCAATCGTCCGTACAGGCGATTGTGAAGCGTGAGGGGGCTATACCCACTGAGCCAAGTACAAGGGTGCATAGTGTGAGAGGTGCTGTTCACAATGCACCTTCAAACAGCTTACGGATCATGGTTATCCCTGATGCACAAGTTAAGAAGGGTGTACCATTAAACCACCTAAGAGCTTTAGGAAACTATATTGCAGCTAAGAAGCCTGATGTCATTGTTAATATAGGTGATTTTGCTGATATGCCCTCTCTTAGTCAATATGATAAAGCTGGCTCTAAAACCTCTGAAGGTGGACGATATAAGGATGATATAGCATGGGCCAAGAAAGCTATGGAAACCTTGATGAAGCCTATACGTGAAGTGGCTGGGTATCATCCAAGGCTTATCTTCACACTTGGAAACCATGAGCATAGGATCACAAGAGCTATACAGGATAACCCTCGCCATTATGAAGGTGTTATTGGCTTAGAGGATTTAGGCTATGAAGAAGCTGGTTGGGAAGTATACCCATTCCTAGAGATGGTAGAGGTAAATGGTGTACACTTTTCACACTACTATGTCAACCCTAACAGCCTTACAAAGAATGTTATAGGTGGTACGATGGATACCAAGCTTAAAAACTTAGGCTTTAGTTTTGTAATGGGGCACCAACAAACCTTCCAACATGGGTTATTATACCGTACCAATGGGACATGTGTTCAAGGGATAGTGGCTGGAGCTTTCTATCAGCACAATGAAGGGTATATGGGTGTTCAGGGCAATAAGAGTCATTGGCGAGGAGCTGTTTGTCTTAATGATGTGGTTGACGGAAACTATGATATCATGCCGCTCTCTTTGAAATATTTATTAGAGCGGTGGGATTTTTAGTATGGATGGACATAAAGTGAAGGGTGTTACGATGACACCAAATAACGATCAAACAGTTGACCCAGTAGCATACCTAATAGATCCAAAGAAAATTGATAACTGGCAGGACTTACAGCTTCTTCTAAGTGTTGTAAAATACATTGTATGGGATGATGATGCACACTACGAGACAGTGAAACACTTAACCGGAGATGTTTATGAGGGAGCCTCCTAGCGCTCAGCGTAGGATACATCCAAGATTTATTAAGAAGGGCTTGGATTTGTATAGTGGAGAGGGAACTCATTTAGTAGTAGTGTGTGTAGTGTTAGAGGGTGGAGTGTATAAGATCTCCACTGTGACACAAGGGGAGGATAGGCGGTTTGTAGACTTTGAATGGGATGCACACCAATATGGCGAAGAGCCTGAGCCTATACCTGAATTATATAGAAAGAATCCTTTGGAGGGGTGATGGGGCAAACAATAGAGAAATACGTCTACACGGATGAAGAGGGTGATAAGAGCAGGATCAATTACATTCATAATTCTTGTATGTGTACTATGAGCTGTGAAGATGACACTTTAGAGGTTTGGGAAGATATGTGTGAAGAGCTTGACTCTCCATACAGAACTGACATAAACGCCAATGACCCTTTAGCATATTTCATTAGGGATATGTTAGATCAGCATTGTGAGAGGTTGGAGGAATAAGTGGAAAATAGATTAGAAAGAGGAGAAACAGTATCCCAATATTTGATGTGAAGTGTGAAGATTGTGAGAAGGTGTTTGAGAAGATAATGAAGGCTGAGGTGCTGGAAGTGCCATGTAAGTTTTGTGATGGAACAGCACATAAGCAAGTGAGCGCGCCTGCATACGTGTACGGTGACTTCTACGATCAAGGTAAGCGAGAGCTTCACAAAGCTAAAGAAGAAGTGGAGAAGAAATATGGAAGTAGTGGGATTAATATTGTATGACAGCTAAAAATTTATGTGAATGGTGTGTAGCCACAAGTTCAGAGATTGACTCGATTGAGTGGGAGATGGAAAACCTTACACGTAAGGTGTCTATGGATATCAGTAAGGGGTATACAACCTACCTACTTGACGCTCTTGAGCTATGGAAGCCCACTAAGCAATCAATAGAAGGGTTTATAGCTGAGGCCGGTGAGGCTTGGGTTGAAGTGTTAGATGATGCCTTTAGAAATGAAAATGGCATCTATGTTGAAGTAAAAGGAGAATAAATGATAAGTTTAAAAGTGTTCACATCTCAGGGCTGTGGCCCTTGTGTGCAACTAAAAGATTTTCTGAAGGGCGTTGATGTCCTGACAGAAACCATTGACATTATGGAGGATGCATCTGAAACGGCTAAGGCTGGTGTGAGAGGTGTTCCAACTGTTTTGTTAATGAAGAATGGTGAAGAGAAAGAGCGTGTTGTGGGCTTTAATAGTGACAACGTTAATATGATAAAACTATTTGTTGAGGATAAGTATGTCGGCTAAGATGGATCAGTACCAAAATTTCATAGCGCTCAGCCGTTATGCAAGGTGGCTACCTGATGAAGGTAGGCGTGAGACATGGGAAGAAACTGTTGATAGGTATATAAATTTCTTTGTGGGAAGAGGGCAGTTGGATGAGAAAACAGCCAACCACCTAGGGGAACAAATAGCCTCCCAAAAAGTAATGCCAAGTATGCGCTCATTAATGACAGCCGGTGTGGCCTTAGAACGTGATAATGTAGCAGGTTTTAACTGTAGTTATTTAGCTGTAGACCATGCAAGAGCATTCGATGAGATGATGTATATCTTGATGTGTGGTAGTGGTGTTGGCTTCACTGTTGAAAGACAGGACATTAACAAGCTCCCAGAGGTGGCTGAGACACTACACAAGACAGACACCACCATAGTTGTAAGAGACAGTAAGATGGGGTGGGCTAAGGCGTTTAAAGAGCTTATAAGCCTCCTTTATAACGGTAATATACCTGCATGGGATGTAAGCAAGGTGAGAGGTGCTGGTGAGAAGCTTAAGATATTTGGTGGGAGAGCTTCAGGGCCAAAGCCATTAGTTGATTTGTTTGAATTCTCCATTAAACTCTTTCAAAAAGCTAGGGGTCGTAAGTTGACATCTCTTGAGTGTCATGACCTGTGTTGCAAGATTGCTGACATTGTAGTAGTAGGCGGGGTAGAGGCTTAGAGCCTTTCATATTTAATCTGATAGGAGAGTTTTTCATGGAAAGCTATGGCGAGTACACAGATAAAGGTATAAAGAAGAAATTTAAGATTGTTAGTGGTGAGAGAGATGCTTATTTGTTAGGGTTTCTTGCATGTGATGGTGGCTATGTTGTAAATAGAAAGTGGCCCTTCATGATGGTAAGTGGTACTGAAAAATACATAATTGATTGGGTTAACCAGTCTTACATCCCAGATGCAAATATTATTTTTGCAGGAAAAAAGTCATCGAAGAAGGTTAACGCCACAAATGATGTCTTTGAGATAAGATGGGCAGGTAAGGCTAGTAAGCAATTCAGTAAGTTTGGTATTTTTTGCAAGAAACCAGAGCGAAGAATAGTTAACATACCAAATAGGTCACTACCAGAATATATAGCTGGATGTATTGATGCTGATGGGTTTATAACTGTAACTCATAGGAAAGATTGTAGGACTCCAAGGTTGAGATTCTTTATCACTCACGCGGGTGAGAAGTTCTTGTCTGACTTACAGGAGAAACTATCAACACTAGGTGTTACTACAACACTAAGGCAGCATGGTGATAATGTGTGGAGACTTCAAGCCCAGAACACAGAGCAAAATAAAGCTTTTTTATCAACAATCACAACCACCCTCAGAAACAAGAGGAAGGTTAAAGTTTTGAATGAATACCTTAAAGAATATTACGTGCCCCAAGAGTCGGATGAATTGCTGGAAAACCTCTAAGAGGCAATCAGCAGCCAAGCCATCAGAGATGGAAGGTTCAGAGACTACCTGAGCTTTAGCGATAAAGCTTAATAACAGGAAGTAACCTAGTGTAGTGATTAGGTGAAACAGCGTCCGATGCCCAGTTGGGTAGAGATATAGTCCAATGACGTAGAAGTGCCTTAATTAGTTTATCTAACTTATCAGATGATAGGATTCGTGGA